TTGGGGGCTGTGCCCGCTGGGGTAGTGGCAGGGCAGCGCCTTGGCCGTCTGTAACGTCTGGATTGACCTCCAGATACGGCCAGTTGTTGGTGTTGGCGGTCTTCCACTTTTCTTCATAGCCCTCGAACTGACCGCCGTAGCCGATAAACGGCGCTTTGGGGGCCAGCGCCAGCATCTCGGCTTCTTGGCTGACCCAGTAGTTGTACATGCGCTGGGCGTCCTTGGCGTTACGCACAAGGCCCGACACGTACAAACGGCCATCTACCTCAAACTCGTTGCCAACAATGCGGATCACAGGGATGTACTTGCCCGCCCACTCGCGTTCTTCAAGGATTTCGTACCCGTTGATCTTGCAATACTTGACCTTGGGACGGTCCGACTCGCGGCTACGCAGCGGCTTGCCGTAGACAGCCTTCATCTCTCTGTCCTCGGGCGTGCCTGCAAACGCAGTCATGTTGCCGGGGTACAGGTTGAGCGTGGCCTTGTCGTAGTCGATGTAGTAGTAGTCAGCGATGCGGATCGTGTCTTCGTTCAGCCAGTTGCTGATCGACTGGTCGCCCACGCCCAGCGACTGAAGCGTCGAAATCGGCGTGGAGTCAGGATACATGCGCTCGTACTCAAGGCGGGTCACGTCCTCGGTCACAAAGCAATACTTGGCGTCCGAGCCGGTAGGGTCTTGGATCATCGGGTCCATGTAGACCGAAAAACTGTTGCGGACACGGCCAATCTTGATGTCTTGGTCGAACGAGTCACCGTCACAGTACTCGGTCAGCAGCCGGATGTAGCCTTCGCCGTAGGAGACTTGGTTCTCGCAGGCAGTGTCGTAGGCCACATCCGCGTCGCTCATGTATTCGATGTGCCGAATCATGCCGTTGAAGATGTCGGCCACGGCCACATCGGCTTTGTCATCCACAGGGATAACTTTAGCGCCAGGGCGGTTTTGCCGCATGTCGTTGGTCACTTGACGAACGTGCTGCGGCAGTTTGTTGATGGTCAGGCACGGGCGGGCGTTGATGGTCTGGCCTTGCACCGCGCCACGGGTAGCCAGCACATCGGCGGGCCACTGCCACTGGTTGTCGGGGGAGCCTGCATAAAAGCGCAAATCGTCTGTCTCGTCTTCCCGTGATTCGGAAAGCGCCGAAACCGCCAGGTCAAGGCGGGATCGGGCGAGTGCCAGAATATCTGACTCGCTTTTCTTGGGTTTGCCACCGTTCGCTACAGCGGCAACGGCAACCATGCCAGTTGGGTCAGCCATTTTTACCTTTCGGTGTAGGCTTAGATTGTACAGCACGCTTGATTGAGTACGCAATGGCTACAGCCTGCTTGACTGGTTTGTTTGCGGCCACTTCGGCCTTGACGTTCTTGCGGAACGCCTCGGGTGACTTTGACTTGACCAGTGGCATCACTTCCCCTTCTTGGCGGGTTTTGCCGTCTTGGCCGACTCTCTAAAGTCCTTGGCCGTAGGCGCGTTCTTGCTGCCCACTTTGTTCATCTTCTCGCCAGAGCCAGCCTTGATACGAGCTTGCTTTGCGTTAATGTTACTGTAAAGACCGGGTTTCGTTGCCATGATTAACACTTCCATCGTTTGAGCGCCGCCTTGGCGCGTTCGCCGTCTTTGGCGTTAGCCGCGACGGAACCCATCCGGGCGCAAAACGAATCTTTGCGCCCCTGATCTGCTTTGGTCTTGGGGTTCGGGGCTGGAGCCTTGAGGTTGCTGCCAGTTTCCCGGTTGTACTTTTCGCGGCCCTTCTCGGTCAGGCCAGCGCCCTTGGACACGGGCAGCTTCTCGCCACGGCCGACGGACAGTGAAACGCTTTTCCTTGTAGCCATGTCAAGCACCCATCCAACCCGTTGAAACCATGCCGCGCTCTGACACAGTGCGCCGCTCTGGTCGATTGTAGTCACCCCGGTTTGCGACCGGGTACGAGAATGTCAGCGCGATGGCGTCAGCCGCGTCTGGTGACGCCAGCCCCCGCGCCTTCATGTCTTTCTTGGACTCCAAGAAGATAGAGCCTTTGGAGTCCGGCTTCATCATAGGCGAAATCAGATCAGTTTTCAAGAACCTGTCTTGCGGGATGCTGGCCGACTTCAACCAGTCGCGCATGTCGCCCCATATCTGCGCCCGCATGTTGCCGTACATGGCCGGGTTCTTGGACTTCCAGCCAAAGTTCACGCCCTTGATCTTGTACCGCTGCTCCTTCAGCCTGTCCACGATGCCCGCCCCCAGCCCGCCCTCGTCGATGAACACCATCGCTGGCTTGTATTCTTCGATCGCTTCGATGACGTGCCCGACCACCGTCATGGTGTCGTCGCCCCGGTGCCTGATGAGTTTCACGATGTCCCGCCCTTGGCGCACGGCCAGCACGGTGGCGTCTGCCCCAAACCGCGCCGGGTCTACGCCGATCACGATTGGAGCGCTTGGGTCTTTGTAGCGCTCCCGCTTCATGGCGTCGTCCACCACCAGGCTGGAGATGAACTGGTCATCGCCAGCGTTGGGGAACTCGCCGTACACCTCGACGTGCGCCTGCCCCGAGTCTGCCCCGTATTCGTCAATGATCTGCTGATAGACCTGCTTGTCCGTCCCCTCCACTGTACGGGCGTCCACCACCTTGGTCTGCCAGAACTCCCGCTTGCTGTGGAAGGTTTCGTAGAAGTACCCCGTGTTGCGCCGTGGGTTGGAGAACGCCAACCAGAAGCGGTTAGGCGTGTTCTCGGTAAAAAAACCCGCTGTCACCGCCCAGATGGCGTCGTCGATACCACTGGCCTCGTCGAAGATCACCATCACACCATCGAAATTGTGAACTCCGGCATACGCATCCGGATTTTCTGCTGACCAAAGTCTACCTTCAACGCCCCAGTAGCGTGTGCCCTTCTTCAGATCGCGCTCGACCAACTCGGTCAGCCACTTGGCGGGCATCAGTCTGGTGGCGCTGACCTCGAACCAGTGGCTGTTCAGTGACATCGCCAGCCACTTGGTGATCTCGGCCCATGTGACCGATCTTAATTGGCTTTCCGAGTTGGCCGACACGATGGTCGTCGAGCCGATCCTGGTGGACAGCATCCAGATCACGATCCATGACACTAGGGCCGACTTGCCGATACCGCGTCCTGAGGAGACTGCGTGGCGTAGGGTGTTGAAGTCCACCTCGCCTTTGTTTGCCTTGATGTGTTCGCCAAGTTTCTGGAGCACCTCGCGCTGCCACTTGCGCGGGCCGTCAAAGTGTTCCAGCGGCGTGCCCTTGACGCCCCACGGGAACGTGTACAGCACAAACGCCAGTGGGTTGTCCTTGTACTGTGGCGACCACAGTCTCGCCATGAGTTCTTGCTCATCTTCTGCTGAATAGATGGTGGTTTGCATTAGGCGGTCTGTCTGTTAGGTGCTTTGCGTGCGGTCAGCGCTTGTGTCTGTCTTGGCTCATGCGCGATCACATCCGTGACCTCTACCACGTCGGCTGCTCTGCGCTCGGCCTCGGCGAGTGCGCCAAGGATACTGATCTGTTGGTTGACGTCCACTGTGATGGCCTGCTTGGCGACCCAGCCGTGCTGGTGCTTCAGGATTTCCAGCGCCACCTTGGCGTCGCCCTCCAGCGCTGCTGTGTGCAGCACCTGCGTCAGAGCCATCTCCCCTTCTGCGCGTCCCTTGTCTTCGGCCAGCTTCGCCACCGGGTCCAGCTCACACAACTGCCGGTAGGCTTTTGGCAGCAGCCCTGCGGCCAGCGCCAGGTTGTCGCCCTTCAGTCCGATCTTGGCGGCGTCATAGATGCGGTTAAGCACCGCCTCGGTGGCGCGTATCTCGTTGATGACAAGTGGCAGTGAATGGAAACTCATAGTTGTATGGCCGCGTGGATGCGTGCGTGCATCTTATATTAAAAAATAAAAAATCTTTTGCAGTGTGGCCGTAAAAATAAAAATTGTTTGCGAGCGCTACGCTACCGTTGGCCCATCCGCTCGGCCCTCCCCCCTCCCCCTCCCTGCAAAATCCACACCCTGGTTAGTGTGTGCTAACTAACATTTTGTTGGCTATGTTGGCTACCAACACCAGGCCGTCAACCCCTAGCTGTATGCACTGTGCATTTATACAGTACTGTACAAGCATACACCACTGTATGAACTGTGGTTTGTTGGCTATGTTGGCTATTTGTTTTTGATAGCCTACATAGCCTACATGTATGCACCTGGCGCCAGCGTCGGTGCATTTTGTGGGTCATGTTGGCATGTTGGCTATGCTGTTTAAATCGCTGTACCCCTAGTTGCTTAAAATATAGGCAGTAGTAAATTTTTATCAATCAACTCTATAGCCTACATAGCCAACAAACCCCTCAAAGCCTTGTATCCATTGGCTCCGCACGTAGGCCACGCCACGTCAAAACCATAGCCAATTTATAGCCCACACGCGCTAACAATCGAAAGTTGTAACAAGTTGTAACAAACCCCTTTACAATCGTAAAGAAAACCTTTACGCTCGAAGCTCCCTCGCGGGAAGGGCAAACCACTGTATAAAACGAAAGGCAAACCATGAAAACGCTCACATTCAACACTGGCCGCGAATACACTAAAAACGGCCAGCGCATCGCCGCAACGCAGCTTGAAAGCGGCCACGTCATCATTCTTGATATCGATCGTCACATTGACGTTATCTTTCCCGTCGGCGTCGAATTCACGCAAGCCGACATCATGTGGGCATACGACCGCAACATGTACACCACGCCACATGCAATAGATTTGCCCTATGGCGATTACTGCGACATCGTCGGCCAGCTGCGCGACGCGGCCAACACAATTTAAAGGACTAAACCATGAAAAACCTACTCATTGACCTTTTCCACGCGGCGCTGTTCGCGCTTTGCATCGGCGCGCCGTTCGCTGGCTTCTTTTACTTTTATGGGGCCTGACACCATGAATAAATTAACCCAAGCGATCGCCCAAGCATGGCCGCGTATCAGCGTTACATCGAAGTTAGACGGCATCCGGTCTTGGAGCTTGCAAGCGCTTGATACATGTCCTGGCTCGATTGAATCCCCTGGCGTGTTGGTTGACGCGTGTAAAGGCTGTTACGCCACCACAGGGAATTACGTGTTCGCCAACGTAAAAGCGCCACGCGAATTCAATCGCTTGGACTGGCAGCGCTTGGATTGGACCGACAACATGGTGCAAGAATTGACGCGCGATGAATATTTTCGTTGGCTTGACTCTGGCGACTTGTACAGTTTGGCGCTGGCCGAAAAGGTGCTTGAGGTCATGCAGCGCACGCCATGGGTTAAGCATTGGCTACCAACGCGCATGTATAAATTCCCTAAATTCCGCATGGTGTTGGACCAAATGCAAGCGCTGCCAAATGTCAGCGTGCGATTTTCGGCCGATAGCATTACGGGCGAATATATCCCCGGCCTGCATGGTTCTGTTATCGGTCCAAGCGCCGACACGTTCCAAGCGCATCCTGGCGCGTCACTCTGTCAAGCATATGAGCATGACGGCAAGTGTTCTGGCTGCCGGGCGTGTTGGGATAAGTCGATCGAATTGATTTGCTACCCTGCCCACGGCCGCAAAATGGCAAAAGTCATCATGATGAAGCTTGCCTGATTTTCAGTGTATGCGGCCGCACGGCCGCATATGCGGACAATCGGTCCGGCCACGATTGGGGAAATTATGCAAAACCGATATGCCCGCGCGCGCGGGAATCACGATATTGACGACGCCCGCTATTATGCGGACACAAAAGCAAAGCGCCAAGCCGATTGGCTGGCGCGCTTTGCTGACGCTGTGGTCACAATTGACGCCCGCCATGCGGGTCGAATTCAATGGCTAAGCGCAAAGCATTTTTATTTTGAGGGTTTGACCGTTGACGACGCGGCCAAGCGATATGCGGAGAATCGACCATGCGAGTAAAAGAATTCTGGCAGTGGCTGTCGGAGCTAGCCGACGCTACCGACGGCGCGCCGGTCGACATGCCAAGCGCTGAACATGCTTTTTTAACCGGCCGGACAGTGGCCCAATACTTGGAGAATCAGAATGATCACAATTAAACACGGCCGCGCGACGTTTACGGTCAAGCCGGAAAACGCGGAGACAATACGGGGCTTGCTGGCCCTAATCGACAAATCGAAGGGCAAACGGGGGGCGAAGCTCGACCGGCCAAAAGGCATTGATAAGCACCATAGCGGGAAGCGCGATTATCCCCAATTCAACCCGCGCGTTATGCTGACAAGCGATTATGTGACCGCATACGTCGCGCTAAACCGCGCGCGCCTACACTTGGCACCATGCGCGATCGAACCCGCCACCAATCGGACGCCAGAGGGTTACGATCCGACATTTCCGGTTTGCGTTGCGGAGATCGAGGGTGAAATTACGCTGCGGGAGATATTAGAGGGCGCGCTATGATGGCATTGGCGGCACTTGTTGCCGCGATAATAGCGGTTTTGCTGAAACTGTAAAAAGGCCCCTCACGGGGCCTTATTTATTTGACCGCGCGCAGGGTTGACGTGGGGGGCGGCGCTTCCACCATAGCGCGAAGATCGGTTTTTGACGTGTTGACCATTTCAGGCGCGCAAAATATGTGCTTTTTGGTCTGATGGGCGCGCGACGCCAGGCGGCCACAGTCAACCCAGCCCGCTTCTTTAAGCGCGTGCAATAGCGCGCCTTGGACCACTTTAATGGCGCCGGGGGCAGACCCTTGCAGGCGGTCACACAGCGCGTGCCAGGGGGCACCGACGACACCCTTCGAGAATTCACCGATGCGGGCGCGCATAAGCTCCACCAGGAACGACTCAGCGCCGGACATGCCCGCTTCTACCATGATGGCCTTGGCTTCGGTCATCATCGGTGGCAGGCCGGGGTTAAACGCGGCCACGTCGCGGAGATGCAACCAAGCCGCCACGCAGGACATGCCGCCGGACTTGTACCAAGCCCATAGGCCCACCGACTCGGCCGGGGACATGCGGCCCGCGTCGGACCAAATGACAAACCAGCGCCTATCCTCCGTAGGGAGATTGATTGCGACGCGCTCATTGGAATAGGCCAGGACAAACAAACGATTTAGGGCCATGTAGGGGTGCAAACCCTTGCGGTTGATCGGCAGCATGTCAGGGGGTGCAGCGATCAGGGGCTTGAGTTGGTTTTCCAGAGCGCGCCGGTCCTTGGCTTCGGCCTGGCGCAGCTCGTTGATCACCATCACCTCGGTTTCGAGGGCGTAGCCCCATTGGGACGTCAGCTCTTCGTTACGGACCAAGGACACGTTGATCAGGGCGTCGCCACCGATCGCCCACAGGAACGGTGCCCATAGGGTGTCTTTACCGACACCGGGCGCGCCACCATGCAGGACGGCGTGGTTGATCTTGCGGTGAGGGTTCTGGACCTTAAAGGCCATCACGTCAAGGACATGCGCGCGCTCGCGCTCCTCGGGGATCATGCGCTCGACGTGGGCCAGCCAAGGGCCAATATCACCGGCCACGGCCGGGGGCCGGGCGTCGCGCCAGCGGTTACCGTACACCAGGCCATCACGGGCGCAGAGGATCGACTCGCCGGGGGCGTAGGTCAGGCCGACCAGCGACCGCGCGCCTTTCTTTTGCCGGTTTTCGTCAAAGCTGGTCGCGGCTTCGATTTTGGGCTTTTTGGTGCCGTGAATCGAATTGCAGCCAATGTGCCGGAAGATGGCGTTGAAGGTGGCCCGGCTGATCTCGCGGCGTTCTTGCATGTCAAAGTAGGCGTCATCATCTTGCAGGTAGGCGAAGCGCTCATACCAACCCTCTTTCTCGACCCGGCCCAGCTCCTTGCGCTCGACCTCGGCCACGATAGCGGCGGCGGCGTCGGGATACTCGGCCGTGGGGGCCAGTTTACTGAGGGCTGACTCCATCGCAGCGGCCAGCAGCTCATCACGCAGGCCGGGGGTGTGCTTGGGGCCGCCTTGGTCGGCGACCCATTGGAGGAACACCGACGAATCCAGATCAATGCAGTGGCTGTGCAGGCAGCAGTAGGCGCGATTCGCGGGCAAGTAGCGACCCTCGGGGTTGCCGTCGCTGTGCTCGGCTGAGTTGGGGCAGATCACGCCAGCCCAGCCCTCGGGGTTGGGGCGGGACAGCAGCAGACCGTTATCAGACAGCCAGACCATCACGTCATCGGTGCCATCGTCGGAGATGCGGATCGGGCGGTGTACGGCTGACACATCACCAGGCACGACGTTAAGGGCGGCGCATATCTCGGGCAGGGTGAAGTCACGTTCGGGGTGGAACTCGACCAGCACAGACGCGAAGTTGTCGCGGCCAGGCTTGAGGTTGACTGAGCCGGGCAGGCGAAAGTTCCGCACCGCGTTAATCGCGCCGGGGTCGGTGTAGCCTGCATCGGCGATGGCCTTGATAGCGGCGGTGAACTCGCCCTTGGTCGGCTGTTCGTTGAACACGTAGCCCCACTGGAACGAGCCGGGCGACGTTTCCATTTTCCACGTCGGTTCGATCGGTGGCACCTTGGCCTTAGTGCCCACATCGTCCAGCACCATCACCAGCACATACTCGCAGTTGGCGGCGCTGGCGCTGACATGGCCGTCGGTGAAGCGGTCAACGATGAAGCTGGCCGTGTTGCCGTAGATGGCCCACTCGGTCTTGACCTTGGCCGTGGGCAGCATGGCGGGCCATGTGGCCTTGATGGCCCCATCGGCGTGGTACTGATACTGGCCGTCTTTGAGTTGGGGTTTTTGACGCACCAGTAAAAAAGTTTCACCCTCGGGAGCAAGTCTGTTAAGATAGTCTGTGAAATCATTCATTGGTTTCTCCTTAAAGTTGGAACTTTAGCCCCGGCCTTACCCGCCGGGGTTTTCTTTTATGAGTATCGGGTGGTGGTTACGCCTTCTGCGGCCAAGGGTAGGCCGGTGGCCCAAGCGGGCGGGGAGCACATGATCTGGTGCATATGCGCTGCGGCTGCATCGGCTTCGTGGGCCGGGCACTCGACAACAATTTCGTCGTGGACGTGTAGGACAACGCCATCGAGCTGGCGCAGGGAATGGCGCAGGATGTCGTGCGCTGCGGCCTGCGTGACGTTCTCGCAAGCCAGACCACGCCACAGGCGGGCGCGGGGCCACTCCTTGGCATCGGCGGCGGGCTTCCAGGCTGCTTTGGTATACGTCACGTTGCCTTCGTCGTCAAATTTGGCGTTGGGATAGCACAGCACCCGGCCCGAGGGTAAAGCATACCAGAGGGTCCGACCGTCAAACAAGTACGCAACACGTCCTGCTTTAAATTCATGCCCTTTGTTTCTCATGGCGCGAAGGTAGGCGTCTTCTAAGCGCCGCCCGTGATCTTGCGCCCAAGGGTTGGCCCTGCGCCAGCCGTCCACGGCCCGCTGCACCTCGGCAGGCGACAGCCTAATACCGTAGGCCCGGCCAAACACCTCGAACGCACCTGCGCCACCCAGAAAGCCAAGGGCCAGCTCCTGCACCTTGCCCACTTGGCGCTGGTCACCGGCGACGTCTTCGTAAGGGACGCGAAAGGTGGCGGCAGCGTTGACCTTGTACGGGTCAAGGCCCGAGCGGAATACGTCCAGCTTTTGCTCACCCGCCGGGCAGTTGGACAGCCACGGATGCACACGGCCCTCGATGGCTGACCAGTCGTAGGCGATCAGGACGTGGCCGGGCTTGGCGATCAGCGCAGGCCGGAGCATCCCTTTGAGCACATCTGTAATGCGCTTACCAAATCTTGGTGTGATGTTGTGGCCGCGCACCATAGCGTGGCGTACTTCATCAGGCTCTTTGGCGCATTTGCGGGTAAAGTTGTGAACCTGTGCGCCATAGCTCGACGCGCGTCCGGTGGCAGCCCCGCCAGCAAAAACGAAAGCGCCTCGGACTCGGTGATCTTCTTCATCGGCGAGGTTCGCAAGCCGCGCAAATTTTGCGACCGAAGACGCCCAGAGGTCGTCCGCGCATTGAATAACGTCTGCAACTTGGGCCGGAATCTCATCAGGGTCTTCCATCGCAAGCAAGTTAGCCCGCACAGTCTTGTCAATCGAATACTTCTCACCATTCCACATCAGCTTCTTGGCCTCTGGCCCGACACGCTCCAGCACCCACTCGCGCATCTTGGGCGACCTGACGCTGGTGATGACGCCCTCGGTCACCTCGGTCACGATCTGCTGAATCTCAACGGTTTCGTCTGCTGAGTATTGCACCGCAGCACGGCATAGCGGCACGTCCACCAGCACGCCACGGTCGTTGATGCGCTCGTTCGTGTGGTAGTCGGCCAGCTCGTCCTCAGACAGTGGCCGCAGGGCTTTGCTGACGGCCCGCATGGCTTTGACGTCCATCTCACAGTAAGCCACCATCTCGGCCATCAGGGCGGCGTCCTCACGGAACTGGCCGTTAGCCTGCGGGACGGATAGCAGCCGGATCAGTTGACTGCCCCGGTGGTCCTTACGCATGTCAGCGCCAGCAAAGCGGCCCACGTCTTCCAGTGAGCCAGGCGCACAGTTGGCGCGGGCCTGCGCTGCCGTGCAGTAGAAAGATTCTAGGGGGTAATCTTTCTGTAGAACGTACCAGAAGATAAGCCGCTCGAAGGCGGCGTTGTGGGCGTAAATCGTCTGGCCCGTAAAGTCAGGCAGGGGTTGGCCGGGGAGCCACGTCACAACTTCGCCATCGTCGAAAGCGTAGGACATGCACAGCACTTCGGTGCTCATGTCTTGGGCGTAGTTGTACACGCCCTTGGCCTTCAGGTCACAGCGGCTGCGGGTTTCGAAATCAAGCCAAAGGATCGTCATGGCGAAATCCACTTGTGCGTAAAGCAACGGCTAATGTTGCCGATAGTGTTGTAATGAACACCATATTTTTTAGCAAGAACTTTTTGAGCTGGTCGATTAGGGTCGGTCAAATCTTTTTTGATGGCGCGGATGGTTTCTTCAGTTAAATGCGAAACACCCTGTTTACGACCGTACTCTTGCGCATGTTTACGCTCATCGTTTTTGTTTTCAACGCGAGTGCCCCAGCGCAAATTAGTCAACCGGTTATCGTGTGGAATTCCGTTGCCATGCAAGCACTCTTGACCAGCGCCCGGCGCGCCAACAAACGCCAACATTACAAGCCGATGCACAAGACGATGGCGTCCAGCACCAAGATTAACTTTTACATGCCCGCAGCCTTTACGTTGCGTGGACAAGAGCTTGCCTTTGTATTGAACCGGCGTAGGAGGTCGATTATCAGCATGATGCCGCAACACCACACGATCTAACGACCGAACGCGGCCTTGATCGCTAACTTCATACTGCCCTTCAAAGCCGGGCACAGCTTTCCATATTTCAGTCATTTTTAAAAAGGGTCAGCCTTTCGACTGACCCTCAAATCATTAAGCAGCGCGACGACGACGGCCAGCAGCGGGCGCCGATTCAGCTTGCGCTTCCTCGACAGGCGCGTCGTCCATACCTACCCACTGCACAATTTCAAACACAGGGGTATATATCTTACCATATGATTTATGGACGTAGTGGTCCTTCTTCAGGCGCACAATTGCCACGGGCTTGGTCTGGTCCTTCTCCACTTGCGCGGCGATGGCGACACCCAATGCCTGCACGGCCTTCTTGCCGCCCACGCTTGTGGTGGTAAAGCGTGCTTCCATGTCCTTGTCCTCACCAACGAGGCACTTCAAAGACATACCGATTTGCGTTTCCCAGCCGCGCTTGGCACCTGGAGGCGCTGCGTCCAACTCGGGCAGCGGGTGCTGCACACCGGTCATTTTCTCGCCAAGCACTTCGCCGTCGCCCCAAGCGATAAAGCCGTGGACGAAAGAGAAAGGATTGACGGCCCATGTAGAGTCGTCTTCGACCTCTGTCTGGTCGGCACCGAACACCCAATGGCCGGTCTTGTCCATTTTCAGGATGACGACGCCCGATGTGCCCGCGCCTTGTTCAAGCGCACGCAAAGCGGTGGAGAGGGTGGAGACTGCTGGCAGATTTGCCAATGAAAAAGTTGACATGATTGTCCTTTACTGAAGTTTAGAAAGAGCAGCAGAAAGTTGCTGCCCGATTTGCAACACTGCTGGGCGGGGATCATCCTCGCTTGCCAGTGTTGTGCCTGACGACACCGACACGACGAGATCGTCGGGCAGTGCCATCTTGCGCTTTTTCAGCACCTTCTCTGCTTGAGCAGGGCTGAGTAATTCTTCGGGCTTGAGCAGCTCCGCA